TTTAAAAGTAATCTCGGATGTGATGCTGATTTCGGAACCTTTGATGGAAACCTTCGACCAGAATTCATGGATATAGCCTGTAGGATTATTCGTAATACTATAGGTTCTAGAAATGGAAATGATCCGGAAATTGATAAGATTATAGAAATACTCTTGGATGAAAATGTAAGATCTATTTCTGTGTCTGCCTTTACTGTTTATATGGATGAACATGGAAATCCTTCGGGATCTCCTATGACAACTATTATGAACTGTATGGTCAATTTCTTGTATCACTGGTATTGTTTCATCAGAATTACTGGATATCAGGGACTGAATAAGTTCCTGGATGCAGTAACTCTCCGAGCCTTTGGTGATGATGTCATTTACACTGCCGATATTGCTCTTGGATATACTTTTGCAAATGTTTCCAAAATTATGATTGACGAACTCGAACAAGATTACACTGATGCAACTAAAAGTTTAGATGGTGCAACGAAACCTATCGAAGAATTATCATTCCTTAAAAGAAAATTTAAAGTTATATCACCTAGCATTGTATTGTGCCCCATTGAAACGGATTCGATTGAAATGAGATTTAATTGGACTAATATCTCTCCTAATGATGTTATGACTCATAAAGAATTAATAGAAGAAGGCTTATTAGAAGCTGTAATGCATGGAACTGAATATTTCAATAAATTTGCAAAAGCTTTACAGAGGGGTATCCGTAATTGTCAACTTAAGCAGGATATTCGTGGATTTTATCCAAAATATTCTGATTACTACCAATACCTAATGAATAGATATCAGTAAAACGTTGTTGGCCCCCTGTGAAAAATTAATACTAAAGATTATCATGGATTCTTCAATGAAAACAGTTAATTCAGGTACTAAGTACCACAACCAAACCGATACCCTTGTAAACGAACTTCCTTCGAATACTTCTCGTACTCTATCCCATTCTCAGTTGATTCATACAACAGAATCAGCTATCTCAAATCAAGCTATCGATGTTTCATTACCTCCTGGTGCCATTGATGCTCGTTTCGTGCGAACATTAATGACACCATCTGGGATGAAGCCAGTAATAATCCTTACTGACGAAGATATAGATCTAGATGTCCAACATGATTATGTTCCTGGAGTTTGTCTCCCAGAACAAGGTCATGTGTGGTCAGATAGATTTGAATCTACATCAGTAGGTGGTGATCCTGTCATTTCAGAATCTGTTGCGCTTTCTATGAGAACTGGATATTATAT